ACATGGTTGAACTCCGAATGGGGGGATGACCGGGCTGCGATGTGCGGTCCGGGTATCCCGAGATAGACGATGTGGCCGCCCCGTCGCTGTTGTCGTTTGCAGATCATGCCGTCAGCCTTGAGCGTCTGGAGCGACTGCTGGACCGCTGTCCATGCGTATCCGAAGTGATTGCGTAGCTCCATGCAGGTCGCACCAAGACAGCCCCGGCCCATGATCGCGTCGAGGACTTCATCCGTGATGTCCGCCGTGGTCCAGAGGTTCATCATGATGCGATTCTCCTTGCCCGGCGTCCGGCCATCACCGCTTCCGCCCAGCGACGAGGCGACTTGTACCCCCTCGCCCTGCCGATCTGTTCCAGTTCCTCCACAGTCCGAGCCTGGGCCTGCTCCTTGAACCGGCTCCGGCGCATCTGCTCGATCTGCTCCTTCGTCACTTCCTGAAGGTCGCCATCCGCTTCCGTGATCTCACGCTGCTCGACCTCGAAGATGTGGCCGCAGACCACACACACCGGCTTGCCGCTGGGCATCGCGGCATAGCACTTGGGGCACATTCGCACGCTCAGGGTGGGGTCCGACTTGCCCCGCTTGGCACGAGGCTTGGCGTCAAGGGTCCAGTCCCTCGGGTCGTCGGGCATGCCGTGCCGAGCGACGTTGCCGGCGTGATCGAGGATGATGGCGTGTTCCTTGCCCGGTGACGGCCTCAAGGCCCGTCCGACCTGCTGGAGGTACAGCCCGAGCGACTGGGTAGGGCGAAGCAGAATGACGGCCTCAATAGCCGGCAGGTCGAAACCCTCGCCGAACAGATCGACGTTCGACAGAATAAGCGTCTGGCCTCTGGCGAAGCGGTCGATGGCAGCGTCCCGCTGCTCAGTCGGAGTCTCCCCGTCCACGTGCTCAGCCGGGACGCCGGCCGCTAGAAACTGGCTGACGGCGCGTTGGCTGTGAATGCGGTTGACCGCGAACACGACGGCCCGTTTGCCCCGAGCCAGACGCAGGTAGTGCTGTACCGCGTCCCCGGTGATCGTGGGCTGGTCCATCGCGGCCCCCAGGCTCTTCTTGTTGAAGTCGCCGGCGATGGGGTTGACGCCGACCAGTTGCACGGTGGACGGCGCGTAGTACCGATACTCGGAAAGAAAGCCTTGGTCGATCAGCCAGCGGACGTCGGGCCCCTTAATCATGACGTCGAAGTGGTCGATGAGCCCGCGTCCATCCAGCCGTTCAGGGGTGGCGGTGAGGCCGATGTGAAGGGCCTTTGGGAACGCAGCCTGTGTCTGTGCCCAGGACGTCGATGCGCAGTGGTGGCACTCGTCCCAGACGATCAAGTCAGGTGGTTGGATTGCTGTCAGCCGGCGGGTGAGGGTCTGGATCGACGCGACTTGGATCAGCTCGCTCGGTCGCGGCAGGAACCCGGCGGAGATGATGCCGTGTGGTGTGGCTGCAAGGTCGAACGTCTTGGCCGACTGTTTGATCAGTTCACGGCGATGGACGATGAACCATGCCCGCTTGCCGCGGCTCCGGGCCGTGCCCAGCATGAACGCGGTCAGGGCCGTCTTGCCGCTACCGGTCGGGGACTGAATCAGCACACTGCGGACGCCTCGGGACAGTGCCGCGCGTGTCTCGGTGATGATGTCGGTCTGGTACGGCCGGAGCGCGAAAGTCATGCGCAGCCTCCATCCAGTCCGAGCATGTGGCGGGGAATGTACCGGAGCTTCATGCGGTGGCGGTCGCCCTTCTCGCCCATCAGCACGGCTTGCCGGATCGACTCTCGAAGCTGGGCCTCGGCACGGTTGAAGAGGTCGAACGCCTCCGCGTCGAGCCGGTGGGCGTCCTTGGTGATGGGCCTTTGTTCGAACCAGTCGGCGATGATGCCGTACTGGATGGCCGCCTGATAGACCGGAATCGCTGGGGGTACTTCGGGATCGCGTTCAACCTGCGGGGCGATGTCGAGCGTGCGGGGACGTTTGCGGGCGAGTGGCATGATCGCTTCTTCGTCTAATGACTATGAGCGGGCGGTTCATGTGGCGGTCACTCAGCACGGTAGTCCGGGTGATTCGGATCGGTCCCAAGGCAAAGCAGTGTGCATGCCCAGAAACGGCAGGATTCGATGAACTGACGCATGGCGGTGGCTCCTGAGAAAGGGGGGGGTGTGTTGACTCGACGTTGAGCATTATTCCATGTGTTGAGAAAAACGCAATACCCCCCGCAAAAAATTTTCAGGGTGGTCAAGCCCCGGCGGTCTGGGGCTGTGGATCAGCGGCGTCGGTCGCGGTTCTCAACTGGGGCTGGCCGATCAGGTCATCGGCGGTCAGGTCGAGACCCTTGTCCCTGGCGGCTTGCAGGATTGCATGCTGTTTCCTCGAGGGAATCAGGCCATCCGTGCCGCCTTCGGAGCGCGGCTTGTTCCAGCGGCTCACAGCAGACGGAGAGATTTGCAGGAGCTTGGCCAACGCCCGGCATCCACCAAAACGATGGACGACAAGGGCTGCCGGAGTGTGGGGTCCGAGACTGGTGCTGGTGCTGCTCATGGGGGCATGTTACGCATTTCGCAACAACGATGCAATGGCTCATCAGGTAAAAACCCACCCTCTGATCCGGACTGGAAATCCACAATTTCGCTTGCGGTCTGTTGCTAAAAATGCAACAATAAGGATCGATCTGGGAGCACAAGGAGTCTGTTCATGACCAAGGTTGACACCGCGTGGTTTAAGTCCGTCCTCGCCGAGCGCGGCATTTCTCAGCGGAAGTTTGCTGGGCGGCTCGGCATTGATCCGGCGTCGCTCAGCTACGCGATCCACGGCAAGCGAAAAGTGTCAGCAGCCGAGGCTGTTCGGATTGCTGACGAACTTGGCGTCAGCCGGGACGACGTTGACAGGGCCCTTGGGCTGTCTGCCAGAAAACACCGCGCCGCAGTTGATGTCGTCGGCGTGGTCGATCATCGGGGCATCATCCACATGGACCCCAAGTCGCCCATCGACAGGGTGACGGTCCCGCTGGATACACCTACCGGGGCCTATGGACTGCTGGCTCGATCGTCTGGCAGTGCGTTGGCCTACATGGACGGGGCGCTACTGGTAGTCGGTACGGAAACCACGCCTGCTGAGTGCATCGGTCGGCTGGCTGTCGTCGATGCGGATGATAAGACCCGTCTGGCCTACGTGCGACGCGGGTTGAGGCGTGAGCGTTACTCACTGCTGCTGCCGGCAACAGGCGAGGCCGAGGAGTCCGTGGACATCACGTCTGTTTCCCCGGTCCTCTGGATTCGCCCCTGATTTCACGCTGTAGACCGTCGGCGTCACCTCACGGCATCTCATTGTGGATAATTTTTGTTGCGAATTCCTCATTCGGGGCCTTGACATCGTCCTGAGTGTTGAGTAAAACTCACCATCGTTGCGAAGAGTCGTACCCCACACCCCTGTTCAGGAGTCACCGCCATGACTACCAGCCACGCCGCCATCATGTTGAGGAATCTGGCCGACAAGCTCGACCAGAACGGAATCCCGTTGGACCTTGAATGTGAGGTCTCGATCCACAACGTCTCACACGAGAAGTCTCTGATCGCCTGCCTGAAACTGATGCTTCCGGGCCCCATCGAGCGCCGCGGTCGCATTTACACCAACGGGACCGTGACGGCGTTTCTCACCGACGACTTCTTTCAGGAGTTCAACAAAGACCTGCCTGAGATCGCCGACCTCGTCGAAGCGGCTTCCGCTGCTCCTGCCACCACTTCCGCCGTCTGACCCACACCCACCACACCCCGTAACAGAGGAACCGCCATGCGTCGTACCCGCTTCACCCCCGACAATCAGGAACACTGGCTCAAGCTCCGGGCCGCCGACCTGACCAGCACCGAAGTTTCCGCCCTGTTCGGCTGCTCGCCGTACTGCACTCCGTTTGAACTGTGGCATCGCAAGCAGTCCGGAGACCTTGGCCGGATCGAAGAGAATGAACGGATGGTCTGGGGCAACCGGCTCCAGGATGTGATCGCCAAGGGCATCGGCGAGGACATGGGATTTCAGGTCCGCCGGCTGAACCAGTACATGCGGATCGAAGGGCTGCGGCTCGGCTCGTCGTTCGACTATGAGGTCGTCGATCATCCAGATGGACCCGGCATCCTCGAAGTCAAGAACGTCGATGCCCTCGTGTTCCGTGACGGCTGGCTGGTGGGCGACGATGGCGAGGTCGAGGCCCCGCCCCACATCGAGTTGCAGGTTCAACATCAGATGCTCGTCTCCGGCCGCACCTGGTGCGTGATCGCGGCGCTCGTCGGAGGCAACCGCGTCGTCACCATCTACCGCAAGTTCGATGAACAAATCTGTGCCCGCATCCTGACTGTCGCCGAGGCGTTCTGGGTGTCGGTCGATCAGGGCGTCGAGCCCCAGCCCGACTACGCCCGCGATGCCGACGTGATCAAGCGGCTCTACAGCCACGCCGAGCCCGGCAAGGTTTTCGACGCCTGTGGTGATGAGCGAATCGAAACGCTGATCGCGGAATACAAGCGGGCATCCAACGATGAGGCCAAGGCTGGCGAGAGAAAGGAAGCGGCCCGGTCGGAACTGCTCACCATCATCGGCGACGCGGAGAAGGTCGTCACCAACCTCGGTTCCATCTCCGCCGGCATCGTCGGTGAGGCTGAGGTCGCGTACACCCGCAAGCCGTACCGCAACTTCCGTGTCACGCTCAAGAAGGGCGTCAACATCGACGTCATGGCGTGAAGCGACGGTTGTTGTCCCGTGTCCCGTCGTCCTGCTATCCACCCCATCCCACACCATACTCGGAGTCCATCATGTCCACCGCACTCGTGCCATCCAGCAACAACACCGCCATGATTCCCATGGGCGACCTCGAACGCATGGCCATGGCCATCGCCAAGTCCGGCTTGTTCGGTCTCGATACGCCCGAGAAGGCCCTGTCGCTCATGCTCGTCGCCCAGGCTGAGGGGTGTCACCCGGCCATCGCTGCGCGTGACTACCACATCGTTCACAATCGGCCAGCCAAGAAGTCTGAGGCCATGCTGCGGGACTTCTTCTCCGCCGGCGGCAAGGTTGAATGGCATGTGCTCGATGACACCGTCGCTGACGCCACGTTCAGTCATCCTGCGGGCGGTGCCGTCCGCATCAACTGGGACCTGAATCGAGCGAAGAAGGCTGAGGTGACCAAGAACACAATGTGGAGCAAGTACCCCCGCCAGATGCTCCGCAGCCGGTGCATCAGCGAGGGCGTTCGCACTGTGTTCCCGGGAGCGACCAGCGGAATGTATGTCGCCGAGGAAGTCGCGGACATCCCCATCAACTGCAGCGCGGTGTTTTCTGGCAGACAGCCCAAGGGCCCTGTCAACGTCGTCCCGGCTGACGCCAAGTTCGTCAGCAATCCGAACAGCCTCGAGGAGCCGCGCCGCACCAAGCTCGTCGAGCAGGTCAAGCCCCAGGCTCCGGCCACGTCCGACAAGCTGGAGGCTGAGACGGTTGTGGAGTTCATCGACCTGATCGAGTCCTCTGAAACCATGGTCGAACTCAAGGCCAACTACGGCAAGGCCTACGTCGCGGCCAAGACCGCCAAGGACGATGAGGCGATGGCGAAGTTTGAGGAGGTCAAGGAGTCCATGAAGGCGAAGCTGGCCGACAAAGCCGCCACGCCCAAGCGGACGAAGGCTCTGGTCCAGCAGACCGGACAGCAGAGTGGCGGTCAGCGGCAGGCTGCGACTGCGGCCCAGTCCACCAGCGACGACATCATCGACGCCGAGGTTGTCGACCGTGACGCCGACATGGATCAGCGTGTCGCCGATGACGACGGCGGGGTGATCTGATGGTGAACGCCACTCAAACAGCAGAAGCAGCCGACGTTTTGCTCACGTCTGAGCAGCTGGCCGAGCGCTGGTCGGTGTCGCCGGGAACGCTCCAGAACTGGAGGCTTGCATCCAAGGGGCCGGCCTACATCCGGATCGGCGGCGGCTTGCGGAGCCCTGTGCGGTACAGGCTCCGAGACATCGAAGTGTACGAACAGGAACACATCATCCGCCCCCGACGTGGGGCGTGAAAGGAACGACGATGGAATCCAACACTGTGCAACCCACAACCGTCCGTGAATGGCTGGAGATGCTGGAGAGCGGCTGCAGCTACCGCAACTGCTGCTATCTCGGTATGGCGAAGCGGCGGAGGCTCGCCCCTTGATAGACAACAACAAACTTAATGAAGGCTTGGCCCTCACCCGCGCTGGCGTTTGGATGATGGTGGCGTGGTCGTACCGCAACAGCGGCAAACACTTCACGCTCGAACATGTGGAGCAAAAGGTTGGGGCAGCGAGCGGCTACGCCCCCGCAGTTCTCCGCATGGGCATGGGCATGGGCATCTTTCTGAAGTCCACTATCCCCGAACATTTCACGGTCGACCGCAATCGGCTGTCGCAGGTGTGTGGCTTCAAGCCTGACGGAAGCGGTCTTTTCTCTGAAGAGGTGTCGTGAGCTTTCCAACGATGAAGGTTGTGCCGATCACCATGAGCAGCAGCAGCAACATCGAGTGGACCGAAGCGACCTGGAACCCCGTGGTAGGCTGCAGGCCCGTGTCGCCCGGCTGCCTCAACTGCTACGCGGCCCGGATGGCCCGGCGGCTGGAGGCGATGGGCAGGCCGGAGTATGCCCCGATCGTGACCGCCACCGACACGCGGAGTGTGAGTCAAATCCAGCGTGAGGACAACCTCAGTTATGCCTCAGCCCTGCGGAAGAAACAGAGCGGCGAAACGATCCGCATTGCCGAGGTTCGCGGCGGTCGGCCTGTGTTCACAGGCTTGGTGCGGATGGTCCCCGACCGGCTGACGGACCCGCTCCACTGGCGGAAGCCGAGGCGTGTGTTGGTCAATTCGATGAGCGACCTGTTCCATGAGGCGGTGCCGTTCGAGTTCATCAACCAGGTGTTCTCGGTGATGGCCCTGGCGCCGCAGCACACGTTTCAAGTGCTGACGAAGCGGCCTGAGCGGATGGCGGAGTATTTATCACAATTGCAGGCGGCAGCGGACGCACATGTGCAGAGCACTGTGAAAAAAGAGTTTACGCCAGTTGACGTGATTCGCTTCCGATGGGCGATGGCTCGTCGCTTGGGGGGGCCAGCTTCTGGCTGGCAAACTGTTGGTCCCGTCGTGCCTCACGACATTCCATGGCCCCTCCCCAACGTCTGGCTCGGGGCGAGCGTGGAAAACCAGGCGACGGCGGACGCGAGGATTCCCCACCTGCTGCGATGCCCGGCGGCGGTGCGGTTCATCTCGGCAGAGCCGCTGCTGGAGGAAGTCGATGTGCGCCCTTACCTACACCGCGCATCGCATCGGGTTTGCCCCAAGTGCCTGTTCGCGTCCAACCTGGCCGACGACACCACATGCCCAAACGACGGCGAGAAGCTCCGCAGAGATATCGCTCTTGACTGGGTCATCGTCGGCGGCGAATCAGGCCCCGGCGCGAGGCCGTGTCGGATCGCATGGATCAGGAGCATCGTTCGTCAGTGTGAAGCAGCGGGTGTGCCGGTGTTCGTGAAGCAGCTCGGCTCCAAGCCTGAGGGCGACCCGACACCGCCGCCCATTTACAACCCAGAGACCGGCGTCACGCGGCACAGGGTCATGCAGGTGGTTGACATCCGCTCCCGCAAAGGCTCCGACCCGTCCGAATGGCCCAAAGACATAGATAAGCGGCAGATGCCGGAGGTGGGGCGATGAGCCACCAAAACTTCGAAGCCAAGGTAATACGAACGCGAAAAGCCCATCGGTGCATCTGGTGTGGCGAGGACATCGCAAAGGGCGATGAATGCGTAGTGGCGACAGGCCTTTTTGATGGTGAGTTTTATTGCAATCGCTTCCACCCGGAATGTGACGGGGCGGCTTTGGAGTACCACCTGCAAAATGGATACGACGATGGCTTTGACCCTCATTCCTATAAACGAGGGAGCCTGGAGTCGGGGGTGGGGCGATGAAGGTTGTTCCAATCACCGTGAAGGCGGCTGTCCAGTTCGTCCGGGCCACGCATCGGCATCTTCCGGAATTGCAGGGTGGCCTGTTTGCTGCCGCTGTCGCTGACGATGCCGGGGCGATCCGAGGGGTTGCGGTGTTCGCCAATCCCCCCCGCGTCTGGCAGGGGACCGGCAGGGGCGTCATCACCCGCGTCGCAACCGATGGAGCCGACAATGCCTGCTCGATGCTTTACGGGGCTCTGTGCCGCGCCGCGAAGTCTCTCGGCTACGTCGAGGCGTGGACGTACACGCTGCCGGAGGAGCCTGGGACCAGCTTGCGAGCCGCTGGATTCCGGGACATGGGCCTGACTTCTGGCGGGGAGTGGTCGCGTCCATCACGGACGAGGGCATCAGCTCGCAGGCCGGAGCCGAAGCGACGGTGGATGCGTGTGCTCAAGCAGATGCCGGAGGTGGGGCGATGAGCGGCACCACACTCCCAGCGATCGTTTTCATCGTGGCGCGTGGCTACGGGTACCTGTTCGTGGCCCAGAGCGTCTGGTGGGCTTCGGATCCTGATCGACGCGGGGCCCTGGGCCCACACGACGAAGCCGGACATGGTCTGGCCCAAGGGGGGCGATGTGCTCGTGGGCCTCCGAAACCTCCTGATCTTCTGGCTCTTGGCTCCGATCGCCATCACGGGCCTGATTGGCAGCTTTCACGCCCTCGGCTGGCTCGTGCAGTGGCTGGCCGGTGGTTGACTCTCGACGGATCGAGGGTCTGGGTCGGTCGGTGACTTGACGGCACCGCCCGGCCCGGTACGGCGGGATGGAGCAGTGGTAGCTCGCCTGGCTCATTCCCAGGAGGCCGCAGGTTCGAATCCTGCTCCCGCTATTCATACTCCTCCTTTTCGCCCCGCCCCGTCTGACCGGCGTGGCTGGGGTTTTCGAAAGCCTCGGGGATGTAGCTCAGTTGGTAGAGCGCCTGCTCCGCAAGCAGGAAGTCGTCCGTTCGAGCCGGACCATCTCCATTTCCGAATCGGTCTTCTGAAAGGAGCCACGTCATGACCCAGTGCTTTCTCGACATGCCCCCGGTTCAAATCCTCGAGGCCCAGGACTGCCCCATCTGCGGCGTGGTGATGCCCGTCCGGTGGTGGGCCGCTGAGCACCATGGGCAGCTCATCTGCTCGCCGACGTGCTTTGAGCGGCACGCGACTTTGGTGGCCAACAACAGGGTGGTGAGTTTTGCCGGCGTGACGTGGCGAAGGTCCGAACTGCTCCAGAAAGCAGCGGAACTGGAAGAAGAGGCTGAATCCCTGCGAAACGAAGCGTTTTCTCGTGAAAACCTCGCCATCGAAATGCGTGACGCGGCCGACGGGTTGGTACCGATCGGCTGAGCACCACAACCAATTTCTGGAGATGACCATGGCATCGATCTGGACCGCCCCCGATGAAATCCGCAACCTCATCAAGCGTCTCAAAGACGCGCACCACCCCCATCTGAGCGCGGCCAGCGTGTGGGCCCAAGGGTTCCCTGACTCCTACGTGATCGACCACGACATCACTGGCAGGCCCATCACTAAGACTGGTCAGGTGCGGATGGTCGGCAACAGTGTGAGCCCTGTCATGTCGGAGGCGTTGGCGGCGGCTAATTTGGTTCCGAAGCCCGATAACTGCCGCTCTCCTCAGCGCGCGGGGAGCGCGCGGCGCGCGGGGCGGCGCGCGGGGCACCCTGTTTAACGCCCCCAAAAACGCGGTTTGTTTGCCAAATACCGATCCAGCCAACCCGCCTTTTACGCCCCCGCTTGCCATTTTGGTCGGGGGCTTTTTTTTGCCCGCCGCTGATCGTAACTTCAGGCCCCATCAGAACATTGACGAGGTTTGACGCGATCTGTCGCGGCTTGCCATTTTGATCGTCATCTTACAGCAGTGGACAGCAAACTGCCCGTGGCCGTGTTCTCCCTCGAAATGTCCAAGCAGCAGCTTGCCGAGCGACTGCTCAGCGCCCGCTCGGGTGTCGACAGTCAGCGGATGCGCCGCAACATGCTCAACTCCGAGGAGCTTGCCCGCCTGCAGGAGACAGCCGACGAGCTTTCGCAGGCTCCGATGTTCATCGACGACACGCCGGGCATCAGCGCGATGGAGCTGCGTGCCAAGGCCCGCCGCCTCGCTTCGCAGCAGTCGATCCAGTGCATTGTCATCGACTACATGCAGCTCATGAGTTTCCCCGGCTCCGAAAGCCGCCAGGCCGAAGTCTCGGCCATCAGCCGCTCAGTCAAAGCGCTGGCCCGTGAACTGCGGGTGCCGGTGATCTGCCTGTCGCAGCTCAACCGCAACCCCGAGGGCCGAGAGAGCAAGAAGCCGATGCTGTCGGACCTCCGCGAATCGGGCTCCATCGAGCAGGACGCCGACGTGGTGATGATGCTCCACCGTGAGGCGTACTACCACAACGGCGATCAGGAGTGGGCTGCGGAAAACGCCGGCAAGGAGAACGTGTCGGAGATCATCATCGCCAAGCAGCGCAATGGCCCCACCGGCATCGTCGAACTGCTCTTTGACGGCAAAACCACACGCTTCCTCAACTTGTCGCGGGAGTGGGCATGAGCCGCAAAAAAAACCTTCGCACCCCCCTTGACACGCATATCACATATGATATTATCTGGGCGTCGATCGGGTGATCGACAGCCCGCGCCTCGGGGCACACTCAGGGGCAGGAGTCGAACATGTCCATCAAGTCCTACACTGCCGCAGAACTGGCCGCCCTGACCGCCGACGAGCTGGACGAATTGCTCGACCAGATGATCGACGACATTTACGTCGACCCAGACGAGTCGACCCAGCTCGACGCCGACGACATCGAATCGGTGCCGGGCCTCCTGGACCGGATCATCGCCGGCCCGACCAATTGGGCTGCCGAGATCGACAGCGGCGAGGGTGGAGATCGGGACATCCGTGGCCGCAGCCTCCTTGAGGCCGTCCTCATCGCTGAGCGGTGGGCTCGCCGCGGAGACTGGGATCTCGAAGATGGCGGGCTGTCGGTCGAGGTGGCGGTCTATCATCCCCGGATCGAGTCGGAGGTGGTGGGCGACGAGTCGGAGATCGACATCCTGCCAGATGAGCCCGAGTGCCCGATGGGGGTGCATTACTGGTCCGCCGCGCATGAGGGCGGCTGCCGAGAGAATCCTGGCGTGTGGTCCACGGGTGGGACCGGCATGGAGTATCACTCGCACTGCCTCTGCTGCGGCATGAGCCGCGTCGTCAGGGAGACTGGCCCGCAGCGGAATCCTGGGGCCGCCGACACGACTCGCTATGGCGAGCCCGACCCCGATTGGGTTCGTGATCACATCGGCGTCGAGGAGGCCGACGCGCTGGTCGCCGCCCTCGAGTCCTGACCCTCGCCAGAGCCCCCTACGGGGGGCCATGGCCAGGGCCGGAGTCGGCCTGATCCACAGCCCGCGCCTCGGGGCACACTTAGGGGCGAGGAGCCTGACATGTCTGATGATCTCATCCCTTACATCGCATACCCTGGCGACGCTCCGCCAGAACTCTGCGAGTTCCCCCCGGACTACGATTTTCGGGGGCACACCTGGTCGTACTTTCGAGCCTCTCCCGATGAGGCGAAGCAGGCGATGGAGACCCATCGCCAGAACTGGCCCGAGCACACCCCGGACCCGCGTCTGGTCGAGATGGCGGGTGGCAAGAGGATCGTGGACGCCGTGTGGGATGGAGACCAATACCACGTCGATCCATCCACTCAGGATGTCGACTGTGGGGTGGGCGATGGCCACGGCGGGTGGCTATCTCTTGATGGCCACGTCTGGACCCAGAACGGAGGCGGCAAGCCTCTGGGTAATTTCGACAGTGTGTCGATCCGTCTCGTGGGCGGCCCTCGGGATGGGGAGATTGTCTGATGGTGCGGAACATCCTGCACATCACCCTGGAGACGGGGGACTCGGTCATGGTACCGGCGTCGCATGTTCAGCCGGCGAGCCGGCGGGTGCTGGGGCCGATCGTGGAGCAGCTCGTCCGGGAGGGGGCGGCGATGGTCCCTGTGCCGGGCCCGCGTCCGTGGCGGCTGTCTGGGGCGGCGGAGCCTGGGCGGTGTTTGTCCGTGACGGTGCAGGCTCGTCTGGTGGTCTGGGTCGATGTGGTTTGGCTGGGGGTGGCGCTGCACAGCCGGTGTGGGGCGGTGGTCTGGCGGGCCATGCACTCGGTCCAGCCGCACGCGACGGATGCGAGCCGGCAGCCCGCAACACCCTGGCTGGCCACGCGGATCATGCCGTCGGCGGTCCTGTTGCCGCCGGAGGAGCTGCGGGAGGCGATGGCGTGGATGGCCGACCTGTCGGAGTGTCTGGCGTGGGTCTGGGCGGAACAAAAGGATCAGAGTCCGCGATGACACAGGACGCATCATCTGACGCATCGACCGACGCCCAGGGCCGGGTGCTGCGGGCCATCGAGGCCGCCATGGCTGAGCGCGGCATGACGCAGCGGGAGTTGGGGGCGGCGATCGGCATGGCCCAGCCCAATGTCCATCGGATGCTGTCCGGCCGGCATGTGATCAGCGTGGATCGGCTGGTCGAGGTGGCGGCGGCGATCGGGCAGGTCGACCAGGATGTGGTCGTCGAGGCGCTTATTGGCAGTCTGTTCTCGCGCGCGGGGAGCGCGCGGCGCGCGGGGCGGCGCGCGGGGCGCCCTGTTTAACGCCCCCAAAAACGCGGTTTGTTTGCCAAATACCGATCCAGCCAACCCGCCTTTTACGCCCCCGCTTGCCATTTTGGTCGGGGGCTTTTTTTTGCCCGCCGCTGATCGTAACTTCAGGCCCCATCAGAACATTGACGAGGTTTGACGCGATCTGTCGCGGCTTGCCATTTTGATCGTCATCTTACAGCCGCAATCACTCCCCGCCACCCCGGCCCCGCCGGCCCCCATCAATCCACCCAGCAGGCCCAGGCCATCCACGCCGCCGCCCATGCGACGAGCGAGGCCGCGATCGTCCAGCCTGAGCCCCAGCCTCCTGAGCCGCCCCAGCCGAACCACTCCATGAGCCAGCCGGTCACAAGCCCGGCTAGGATCGCCACGGCCCACCCCGCCTCCTGGCGGTTGGGTTTGATGTCTCGTATCACTGACGCGACGACGCGGTACCACTTGGCGAGACGACGCATAACGGACCTCCTGTGACTGGGAGCCAGCGCCAGCATATCCGCCCCGTTCGGAACGGGCACCCTGAAACAGTGTAGGGCAGTGTAGGGCAGTGTAGGGATCGTTTTTGGCATCCCTACACTGTTTTTGTTGTTGTAACTGCTTTAAAATCAATGCACTTGCGAATTTCAGTGTAGGGCAGTGTAGGGATCATCTCGAAAAAACTGATTTCAAAAGTCAGAGGTAACAGACACCTAACAAAAGAGGAAATAGAATACGGTATATGTTAGGGTCAAGATGAATAGTTGGCGCAACAGATGCAAAACATCCCTACACTGCCCTACACTGTCGGGGTTAACTCGTTGTAGAATCTATAGTTGGACAGTGTAGGGATCCCCGCACTATCCCAGCACTATCCCTACACTGTCTGCAAAATTTGCAGGTTATGAGGGGGTCTGGGCTCTTGTTACGGTCTTTGTTAGGTACAAAATACAGTCGGGTGATGTTAGGGTGTTTTGAGTGTGTGGTTCGACGCGGTTCGAGGATGTGGGGGTTCGACGCGGTTCGACGCGGCGTTGAGATTTCAGCATCACTGGCGGTATCATATGCCCGCGTGGGAAAGACCGCCAACACTGCGACCACCAACACGACTGACGTGAAGCCACGCCGCCGGCGGCCGCGGCGATCTGCTGTCACCCGTCCGATCGACGGGCTGGCGCCAAAACACGCCATCTTTGCCCGCGAGTACCTGGTGGACCTCAATGCGACCGCGGCGGCGGAACGCGCTGGGTACGCGAGGCCGCACAAAACAGGGGCACTTCTGCTGCGCCGGCCCGAAGTGGCCAAGGTCGTCCGCAAGCACATGGAGGCGAGGGCGGCCAAGACTGCCATCACCGCCGAGTCGGTGATAGACCGCATCAACCGCATCGCCGAAAAGTGTGAAAAGGATGGCGACATGCCCACGGCCCTGCGTGCGCTCGAGCTGCTGGGCAAGCACCTGCGGCTCTTCTCGGACAGGCTGGAGATCGACGTCGGTGACCGCTTGGCCGAGCGGCTGCGGATGGCCCGGGAGCGGCGACTGGTCGGGCCTGGGGCATCGCCTCAGGGGCCAGCGGTGAATGTTGCTCTGCCTGAGATCGTCGCCACCGTCACACCCACCATCACACCCACACCGGAGGATGTCATATGAGCCAACCCACAACGATGAGCCAACCCACAACGAGCACCGCACCAACCGCAAGCCGCTGGCAGATCATGCTCGACGACGGCTGGTTTTTCGCGCCGCCCTGCATGGCCGCCGCCGCGGTCGATCGCGGCATCCCTGTCCGGCTTGTGTGAGCCCCGGAAGAGCCGCTAACCCCAGAAGAGCCGCAATGCCCACCAAAGCTGAGATCGAGGACGAGCTGATCGCCACGATTGCTGGGTTCCAACACGACCCGCTTGGGTTCGTCCTGTTCGCGTTCCCCTGGGGGGAGGCGGGGACCGAGCTTGAGGGCCACACCGGCCCGCGTCAGTGGCAGTGCGACGTCCTGTGTCAGATTGGCGAGGCTCTTCAAGCCGGCAAGCCGCTTCAAGCCGCTGTGAGCGGGGCGATGGCGGCGGCTCCAGTTGCAGCCCCATCTGTCGGTTGGCACATGGAGCGGCCCAAGACTGATCCGATCAAGATCGCCGTCGCCTCCGGCCACGGCATCGGCAAGTCGGCTTTCGTCTCGTGGATCGTGCTTTGGGCCATGTCCACGTACGAGGGCTGCAAGGGCGTCGTGACGGCCAACACCGAGGCCCAGTTGCGGACCAAAACCTGGCCCGAGCTGGCCAAATGGCATCGGTTGGCAATCAATGCCCACTGGTTCAGATTCACAGCGACCTCGTTGGCGTCGATGGATCCCAAGCACGAAAAGACGTGGCGGACGGACTCGATCCCGTGGTCTGAGACCAATACTGAGGCGTTCGCCGGCCTGCACAATCAGGGCCGGCGGCTGCTGCTGGTGTTCGACGAGGCCAGCGCAATCGCTGATGCGGTCTGGGAAGTCGCTGAAGGTGCCCTGACCGACGCCGACACGGAGATCATCTGGGCCGCGTTCGGCAACCCCACACGCAACAGCGGCCGGTTCCGTGAGTGCTTCGGGCGTCTGTCGCACCGGTGGAACCATCGGCAGATCGATTCCCGGACGGTGGAGGGGACCAATCAGGCCCAGTTCCAACAGTGGGTCGAGGACTACGGCGAGGACTCGGACTTTGTTCGGGTCCGCATCCGTGGCCAGTTCCCATCCGCCGGCTCAATGCAGTTTATCCCCTCTAATGTGATCGATGCGGCGATGGAGCGAGAGGAAGTGCCACTGATGACCGACCCGGTTGTGCTGGGCGTGGACGTGGCCCGGTACGGCGACCACGAGTCGGTGATCCAGGTTCGCCGGGGCCGGGATGCCAGGTCGGTGCCGACTGTGCGGCTGCGTGGCGTGGACCTGATGACGCTGGCGGGCAGGGTGGCCGAGATCATGCTCAAAGAGCAGGCCGACGCGGTTTTTGTGGACGCGACCGGCGTGGGTGGCGGCGTGATCGACCGGCTGCGGCAGCTTGGCCTCCGCGTGATCGAGGTGCATTTCGGCGGCACGTCGGACAATCCGCCACCGGACTCCGAGCCAGTAGCGAACAAGGCGGCGGAGATGTGGGCGAAGATGCGGACCTGGCTGCGGACAGGCGGTGCGATCGAGCGTGACCACGACCTCAAGTCGCAGTTGGAATCACGTGAGTACGGCTACAACGTCCACAACGAGATTGTCTTGGAGCGAAAGGACGACATGAAGAAGCGTGGGCTGTCCTCACCAGACCGGGCCGACGCCCTTGCATTGACGTTTGCCTACCCAGTAGCACCGCGTGGTGCTGATGGCAGGAGCCGCGGTGGTTCCGTCCAGCAGTTCGCCCGGCGGGAGTACGAGCCGTTTTGAGGGGAGTGGATGATGGGAGTGGCCTGATCGACGCACCATTGAGAAAACCACAACGCCTGATAGTATCGGCGGTGTGCCGGTTGTCATAGCCGGTTGGAGCATGGATCGCATGGAGCTTCAGACGCCCAGAATCCAGCAAGAGCGGGTGGCCGGCTTGTGGTCGGAGATCAAGCCGATCTGTGCCGCCAACCACGACGAGACGGGCATGTTGCCCGGCGTTCCGCTGGACCTGGCGACCGAGCAGTATGAGCAGCTTGAGGACATGGGCCTGCTCCGCTGCTACACGGCCCGGACTGAGTGGGGCCGGCTGATCGGCTACTCGGTGTTCATCGTCAGCACGTCGCTTCACAGCCGGCGGTGCTTGCAAGCGTGTCAGGACGCCCTGTTCATCCTGCCGGAGTACCGGCTGGGCTCGACGGGCCTGCGGCTGATCCGGTTTGCGGACGAGGCTTTGGCCAATGAGGGCGTGGAGGTGGTGGTCCGTCAGACGACGGCCAACCGCGACATCTCCCGCATCTTTGAGGGGATGGGGTATCTCGAAACTCACCGCTGTTACGCGCGGCGACTGGACCGGAGGATCGACGATGGGCATTGAAGCGGGCGTTGAACAGGGGGTCGCACATGGGCATTGAGACCGCAATCATCGCTGGGGCACTGATCGGCGGCGGCATGTCGGCTGGGACTGCGGCCATGAACAAAGCCACCAAGATGCCGACGATGCCCAACGCCAAAAGCGGCGAGCCGGAAGCGGCCATGAGCCGGGACCGGACCCGCAAGAAGGCGATGGGTGCGTATGGGCGGTCGGACACGATCCTGACCGGCCCGCTCGGTGACGTGGGCCAGGTGTCTGGCCAGCGTAAGACCCTGCTGGGCCAGTGACCGGCTGGGCCAGTGAGCAACCACAGAACGGACGGCACCATGGACACACGCCGCAAGCAGTATGAGTCGATGATCGAACAGCTCCGCAATGAGCGTTCGTCGTTCATTTCGCACTGGACGGAGTTGAGCGACTACTACCTGCCGGTGCGGTCCCGCTGGCTGGTGACCGACCGCAACCGTGGCCAGAAGCGGTACAACAAGATCGTCGACAACACCGGGCAGATGGCGGCCCGTGTCCTCCAAGCGGGCATGCACTCTGGTATCACCTCACCGGCCCGGCCGTGGGTGCGGCTGACGACACCTGATCCGGACATCGCCGAGGCCCCGCGGGCAAAGATGTGGCTGTCGTGGGTGACGAGCCGCATGCTCATGGTGTTCGCCAAATCGAACCTCTACAACGTGCTCCCCACCGTCTACGGCGACTGCGGCGTGTTCGGCACCGCCCCGATTGGTGTGTTCGAGGACGACACGGACGTCATCCGGTGCTACTCGTACCCGGTCGGGTCGTACATGATCGCCAACGATCACCGGCTTCGGCCCACCACGTTCGCTCGTGAGTACGAGATGACGGTCCGCCAGATCGTCCAGGAGTTCGGGCAGCCGGGCGGGAGCGACGAGCAGCGGTTCCGCAACATCAGCCCGTCCGTCCGGCGGATGTGGGAGCAGGGCCACTACGAGCAGTGGGTCCAGGTGGTGCATGTCATCAAGCCCAACGATCAGCGGGACGACACGAAACTTGAGTCGCGGTACAAGCCGTGGCTCTCGTGCCACTACGAGTTCGGTGCCCCTGACGGCTTGTTCTTGCGAGAGTCGGGGTACGACGAGTGCCCGATCCTCTGCCCCCGGTGGCACACCGCCAGCGAGGACGTCTACGGCACCGACAGCCCCGGCATTGCGGCGCTGGGCGACGTGAAGATGCTCCAGTTCCAGCAAAAGACCAAGACCAAGGCCATCGACAAGATGGTCGATCCGCCCATGATCGCCCCGACGTCGCTCAAAGGTTACGAAGCGAACCTGCTGCCGGGCGGCATCACCTACGTCGATTCCGTCAACGGTCAGGCGGGGTTCCGTCCGGCCCATGAAGTGCGGTACGAGATCGGCGCGGCCATCACGGACATCCAAGAGACGCAGTCCCGCGTGAATGCGGCGTTCTACAAGGACCTGTTCCTCATGCTGGCCATGAGTGACCGGCGTGAGATCACGGCCCGGGAGATCGCCGAGCGGCACGAAGAGAAGATGCTGATGCTGGGGCCGGTGCTTGAGCGCCTGAACGACGAGCTTCTGGACCCGCTGATTGACCGGGTGTTTGCAATCATGTCACGCCGCGGCCTGATCCCCGAGCCGCCGGAAGAGTTGCAGGGCATGCCGCTGAAGGTCGAGTATATCAGCATCATGTCGCAGGCTCAGAAGATGATGGCGACGGCCAACATCGAGCGGTTCGTCGGGTTTGCCGGCTCGCTGGCCGAAGCGTCCCCCGAGGCGCTGGACAAGGTGGACCTCGACCAAGCCCTCGACGAGTACGGCGACGCGCTGGGCGTGCCTCCGTCGATCGTGCGGGACGATGAGGCGGTGGCCCAGATTCGCCAGATGCGAGCGGCCCAGCAGGCGCAGGCCCAGCAGCTTGCGATGCTGGAGCAGGCGGCCAAGGGTGCGAAGCTGCTTTCTGAGACCGACACGTCACGCGACAGTGCGCTGACGCAGTTGACCAGTGCGATGTGACAACCATCAACAGAACGGAGCCAAACATGAGTTTAATCACCAAGAGTTTCACCGCGACAGGCGTGAGCGCGTCGATCAACGTGCGTCCGAAAGAGACCGCCACGTACTCCGTGAGCGGCACGTTCAGCGGGACCGTGGTCCTGGAGCGTGGTATCGGAACTTCGGCATGGGAGCCTGTCGGGACATTCACTGTTTCGGCCTCCGGCATCGTGACGGCTGGTGTCTACCGCTTCCGTTGCTCGGCCTACACGTCGGGGACCATCGTGACGGCTCTGTCTGATGCGTCTGATACGTTCGAAACGTGGATGAACCTTGACGGCGGCATCCCGTTTCAGATCACGGAGACGGGCGCGAAGGTCGATCTGATCAGTGAAGTGACTGCCGATGCCGGCGTGACCATCGACGGGCTGCTGGCCAAGGACGGCACGCTGAGTTTCGCCAGCCTTGCGACCGGCGTGGGCAAGCTGGTCCTGGGCGACAACCTCGCGTCTGCCCTCGACGTGACCGAGGGGGCCAACAGCTACCTCAAGTTCGTGACCACCAACTCAGCCGAGAAAGTCGTCGCCGGCAAAGCCGTCGAAGCCGCTGCGGGCCTCGACATCTCCGGCGGCAGCCTGACCATGGACGGCGGGACTGGGACGGCTGTGTCGGACGCGGTGACCATCTCAAAGCCCGTGGGTGTGATCACCACCGAGTCCAAGACGACGGCGGCGGCTGGCACGTACACCATCACCCTGACCAACACGCTGATCGCGGCCACGTCCATCGTGCTGGCCTCGATCAATGTCAACAGCGGGGCCGGTACTCCGGTGATCACGTCCATCGTGCCTGGTGCCGGGTCATGCACAATCACCGTCCGGAACGCTCACGCATCAGCCGCATTCGACTCGGCCCACAAGATCAGCTTCCTCGTCGTCCAGCCCTGATCGTCGTCCAGCCCTGATCGCCAGATGGAGTGTTCGCCGCCATGAGCCGCAAGAAACGCATCCACCCCGACCAGCAGTTTGACGAGCAACAAGCCGCGAGCGACCTGCGTGCGGTGATGGGGACTGTCCCCGGTCGCCGTCTGCTGTGGCGTCTGCTGGCCCGGTGCCGGATTTACCAGTCCACGTTCACTGGATCATCGGAGACGTTCTTTCTTGAGGGCAAGCGATCGGTCGGACTCGAGGTTCTGGCGGACATCCACCGGCACTGCCCAGACCTGTACCTGCTGGCTCAGCAGGAGGTATTCCGTGAACTCGCCCATCAGCGAGAATTACAGGCGAAGCGGGCGGGCTCGGCTCAGAAATAACGGCGATGCGCGATGCGCCATTGAACTACGCGATCAGTATTGAGACAATCACAACACCGTGGAGGTTTCCCAATGACCGTGGCCGACACCATTCTCGCTGCCCAGAACAACACCGAGGCAGCCGGCGGCGCTGGAGCAACAGGCGGTCAGCCTGGGGCCGGCAACGCCAATCCGTCGTCTCCGGCCCCTGAACAGGCCAAGTCGGAGCAGCCCAATTCGGATGCCGCACCCGACGCGGCCAAGCCCGACGCGGCTGCACCGGAAGCGGCCAAGCCCGACGCCGACAAGCCCGCAGGAGTCCCGGAGGTCTATGACCTCAAGGCTCCTGAGGAATCGGGGCTGGGCGAAGCGGACATCAAGG